ACTTCTTCAAGCCATGTATGAGTAGTCTTTTTTAATACATTATTAATATATTTTCTGACTTCGCTTTCTTTTATGGTTTCTGTCTTGTTTACTTCAAGATACTCTTGGTAGTGTCTTTCACTTTCTGATAAAAAATAGTTATAAGACCACCTTGCAACTCCTGCTGACTTCCAAAATAAAACCTCTTGTTCTTTAGTTGGCTTTAATTTTATTTTAATTGCTACTATCATTGTTTTTCACTTCCTCAATTAGACGCTTAGTTTTTTTAGACCTTTGACCATATAATCTATTTGCAAAAACTGTAATGATTTGAATTAAATCATCTGTTAGTTCTTCCTCTTTAGACTTTTCTGAATGATCTATAATTTCAAGTTCAACGTTGTTTATTTGACATAAATATTCAATTAATTCAAAGCCAAATCGAATTAATCTATCTTTGTATAAGATAACCACCTTACTTACTTCTTGGTTATTTATCTTATCTATCAATTCTTTTAAGCCCTTTTTCTTATAATTAATTCCTGAGCCAATGTCTTTGATTATTTCAAACTGATAGCCTTTGGCAATCATATAAGATTTTACATTGTTTACTTGATTCTCTAAGTCGTCCTTTTGACTTGGTGTACTAACACGACAGTACCCCACAACTAACTTATGTGCATTTCGTTCTTTTCCAAAGTATTTCAACTGATCCGTTGAATAATACCTAGTTCCTCCAGAAGAAACATGAGCTGGAAGAAACTCTCCCTTAGCCTCCATTCTTCTCAGAGTAACAACATTAACGCCTACACGTTTAGCAAATTTACCAATGGACATTAATTCCATGTACTCACCTCCCTTTAGTATAATAATATATTACACTTTTTAGAGAGATATGTCAATATTTTTTATATTTGTATATATTTTTCTTATTCACTATAGGTCGCAACACCTATAGCAGTCTTTCTCTCACGAGTAGACCTCTCATACTTTCATATGAGCGTAGACTATATCTTCATCTCAAAAGAGATGCGGTATTTTTCTTCCACCATTGGCTTGTGGCTTTACTCTCCCTCAAGGAGATAGTCGTTGAAGGTCTTCCATATCTTAAAAGACTTAGGAATTTCCCTGCTAAACATCCATTATTACAGCATTTAGCACCCAACGTTTTCTATATGTCACGACCACCCTTTTATAGAACCTAATTGGATTTTATTTCAGCTTATGCCATCCTTACTATTTTTTCAGCTTTCGCACCGTTACGCTTGTCGTTTCCAACTTCGCTTTGGTTGTAAGGCTTTAGGAGTTAAAAGCAATTAACACCGAGTATGCACCATTCACATGATACACAGGGCTTCCTGTTATAAATCTATTTTTCTATACATATTTGTATAGTTTTGTTTAGATTTGTTATAACAGTTTAATTACCCATTCTACAGTTGTTATATTATACTTTGGACTAATTTTCTCAAACATTTCTTTTAGTCTAGTGCTTATATTATCATTTATTACTTCTCTTCTATATTTCACTACCAAAACCAAATGATAATGTAATAAGAATACTGAATGATTATTTGTATCTAAATCCATTATTATCACTCATTTCTATTATTTACTACTGAATCTATTTTATCATAAAAAAATAATAGAAGCAAGCTATTTTACGTATTCATCACAACCTTACTTCGTTGAAGATGGTGACTTCTACTAGTTTCGTTAAATCCTAGTGAATACAGATAATTTTTTAACCTTTTAGTTTTAATCACATAGTACATTATATCACTCCTAGCCTATTGCTGTTTTAATGTTGTTTTAATTATTTTTTAATGTAATTTAAAATTTTACTCATCTATCATACTTTTAAACTCATTATATCTATTCATGCATTGTCTTAATTCCTGAGTATCTTTGGATAAATATACATTTCTTGAATTATCTCTTTTATCAGACTCTATTCTTACTAGATTGAATCTATTGAACATTAACCAACCCGCCATACGTTGTGAGTTAATTGCTATAGTTTTCATTGTAAAAACCTCCCCTTATCTTTGATTTATTATATGTTGTGATTCATTAATTTCTCTTAACTTACATATAGTATATCATACTAATTTATGATTTACAATGTTTATGTTTTATTTTAATTAATCTTCATTTATTCTAAAAATATAGGGATAAACTCTATTACCCCTTATTACCTCTTAAATAATTTTCTGAAGAATCCCTTTTTATTCTGTTCTTTGTTTTGTTCTTCGTTTTGTTTTCTACGTTCTTCCATGTGTTTCTTGAGATTATTTACTAACTCTATATCTTTGTTATAAACTTTCTCGATTTCCTTATTAGTATTTTCTGTAGTAGCGTCTATATGTGCCTTTAGATTGTCCATATTTGCCTCCAGCTTGTCTTCAATTGTGGCTGATATATAATCCTTTAATTCAGATTGAGTTCGCTCTAAGGCTTCATTATGAGAGTTCAAAGCTACAGATAGCTGTTCTGAAATAGTATTGTTAATTTGAATAGATATATCTTTTAAAAATTGTTTTTTTATTTCTTCTAGTTTTAATAATGCTTGTTCATTTAGAATATCTTCATTTTGAGATGGTATTTCTCTTATAGAAGCAACTTTAGTACTTGATGAGGGATTTCTTTTTAAATCTTCCCATCTTTTTTGTGCTTGTTTTATTGTAAGACGTTCTTTTTTAAGTAGCTCTCTTGTATATGCTAAATCATCTATATTTTCTTTGGTAAATTTTCTATTGCGTCCTTCACGTTCTATATGAATATAATCACTAAAACAATCACACCAATATCTAATTGTACTTTCGTTCTCATTTAAGATTTCAGCAACTTCAGGAGTTTTATAAGTAAGTTCTTCATCAATATTAGCATAATCAACATCTACATATTTAAGATTTTCTTCCTTCATAATAGTATCACCTCAAATAAATTATACCTTATATTGTAAATCAAAACAACTTTAATACAAGCTTTAATGGGCGTGCTTTTTCAACTGCGTTAGATATATATAAATTCATACACACTAGTATTTTCAATGCATACATTTACTTTAATAGTACTTAAATTGAGATTAAAGTACTATTAAAGTAAAAAATAAAAGAGGATTAGTCCTCTCTTATTTTTGTATTACATATATTTACTAAAGAAATCATTTATGTCTATTTCTTTTTCAACATTATCTATACTTATTTCTTTATTTTGAGAGGCTATTGGCCGACTAGCTTCTTGCTCTGTAGTTACTGGCTTCACAACCATATCCTCATTTGAAGTTTGACCCTCTCTTTGTTTCATTTTATCTTCTATAATTAAATTTAGCGTTTCTATTGATGTTTTTTGAGGTTCTATACCAGTTGCCACAACTATATTTTTCTTACTATTGTATCCTTTAAATGTTCTTCTTGGTAATCCAACTATGTTCTTAATTGCTTCAACATCAACTACTCTTGTAGTAGATATTCCCATGAATTCACAAGTATTTGTTGTATATTCTGCAAATATACTTTCTTTTAAACTCTTAGCTAACGCCACTTTTATATCTTCTTTATCATCAAATTCTAATATTACATTACTCTTTTTCATTGTTAATAATTTGCCTATTTCATCTTCGTCAACAACACCTTCAGCATGAGACTCACTCATATTCATAAAGTCATTGAATAACATAGCAAATTCCTTATTTATATCAGATTCTTTTTCTCTTTTGTTATTATCTAGTAAATATATTGATATGTCTTTACCATCATTAGTACTTTTCATGATATCGTTCCAACAAGATATAGCGTTTGTATGTTCATCTATATCTTCCGTATCTTTAGGTAAAACTCCTACAAATCCGAAATGTTTGTTTGGATACATTTGCTTTGCTAGTCCTAAAATTGGAGGTGTTATACCTGATCCAGTTCCTCCCGCCATTGTTGCTACAAATATAACTATGTCACATGAAGAAAATTTCTCCATTATTTGAGCTATTATCTGTTTATAATAAGTTTGAGCATATCCAATAGCTTTTTTTCTTTCTTTCCCACAACCTTCTGCAAAAGGTATATGATAAGTATGTTTTGCATTTTTCAATGAATCTAAATCTTTCTTACTAGTATTTATAAATAGTGCATTATAATCTCCACATACACCTAATAAAGTATCTACTATGTTTCCTCCACCTTGTCCTATTGGTGCAAAAACTATTCTATTTTTCATTTATAACTCCCCCTATTTTACATTATTGATTTTAACTTTTCTATTCCGTTTGGTGTAATATAAAAAGTCTTACTTATCCCTTGTTTACAGCCTTCTTTTACGTATTGCAATTCTAAGAATTTTTTAATACTTCGTCGTACTGTTGACATAGATAATTCAGAAATCTTACAGAGCTTAGTATAAGTAAATGATTTTAATTCTGTAGTGCATTGATTTTCTTTAAGCATTATTAATATTTTATATTCATTTTTATTTACTGCCATTCTTCAATCACCTCTCATTCTAACTACAATCTTCGTTTAACTTTTCTTCATTCTGATAGCAGTCGCAGTAATGTAAAAAAATATTCATAATACATTCTTTATTAGTTCATACTATGGTCAAAACTATGTCAAACCATAGTTAAAATATATTCATATCATGTTTATTTCTTTCTTTACTATATTATACTATATTACTTAGAAAATGTGTACTTTTTTTCATATATTATTCAAAATATTTTCTAATTATATCTATATGATAGTCTGACTATAGTCTTATATTAGTCTAATAATATTTAAATTATATTCAAACTATGTTTATACTACAGTCATATTATGTTCAAATGTTAGTCACATTATATTCTTTTTATATTCAACCTCATGTCATAGTTATTTCCATAATCAATCTAATAATATTATATCACGAATTAGCATATATTGTAATTCAAAGTATTAGATTAAGCTATTCTCTAATTTCTGAATACTCTGCACAAGCTAAAGCTTGGCAGTTACCTTGCCATTTTCCTTATGTAAAAAATAAAGAAGGGCATCTTACCCTTCTAAGCAGTTCACTACGTATCCCTTTTTATTATCTTCTATTTTGTTCAATGCTTTTATAATATCTTTCATAGTCCACAATTCTAACCACGGTACTTTTTCTGCATATTCTAAAGCGTTTTTATTATATTTACTAGTGGTTATAACTATTGCTCTTGTAGCATCGTCTCCAATTGCACTTCCAACTAACTTTTGTAATATTTCTCTTCCTATCAAATTATTCATATTCCAATGCTTACATTCTATATATATTTTTTCTTTATTATTTGTAGCTATAACATCTTTACCACCATCGCACGTTTCTACAGTTGCTTTAGCATTATATCCTAATTGTGTAAAGAGATTTGCTACAAATACTTCAAATTCTCTAGGCGACATACCCTTTATCTTCCTTGAGATATCAAAACATGTATAGTCTGTATATCTCCACCTGTAAGCATAATAAATCCACTTAGTAAATTTTAATAAAATATAAAAGCCTCCCACCATTATGACTAAATTTATGCCTAGCTTAAATAGATTAATTATTAATTGTTGTATTTTTTCTATATGATTATACAACATTATTAAAAGTATCCCACAACATAGTAATCTCAAGTTATTAATAAATCTTTTAATAGATCTCAAATCATCACGTCCTTTAATATGATTTAGCCTAATATATTTTTAGATATATCTTTTGCAAAAGAAATTTTATTATTCATAATAGCCGTGTCACACTTTTAAAGCATATGTCATAGCATATAATAAGATATAGAAAATAAACATTAAGGAGTTGATTTTCGTGCCTTACGGGTTATTAATAGGTGGTTGGTCAATCGGAATGATATGTTATATATCATTAACTAAAATTGGTAACAAAAACAACTTTAAATATGCCGATTTAACATCTAGGATTAAAAAGGCTAAGAGATTAGACAAAAATATAAGCAAAAGTCTTGAAGATAAAAATTTATTTTGATAGGTGATGATATGAAATTCGTATTCATGCATATAAAAAATAAAAAACTTACTCAACAGGATAAAAATAAAATGATTGATATAGGCAAGTCTCAGATAGTTGTAAGAGATAGAAAAGAAATAGGGAAATCCCTATTAAAACAACCCAAATATGAAATAATTGAAAATAATATTATCAATAAATTATCTATTAAGGATAAATTATCAGATATCAAATCAAAGTTAAAAGAAGAATATAGAAAAAATAAAGAAATACAATATCTCAATGAAAGATGGCTAGATGTAATGTTTAATTGCAAGTTTATCAATGCATTTAAAAAGACATTTACACTAGTTAATTTAAAACATGAGAACTATGGATTTAGTTGTAGAATACTTATTCCAGATGGATATTGCATAGATGATTTAGATAATAAGACTACTGTAATACAAAATAATGTTGGTTGTACGTTTGTATTAGAGAAATTTAGTAATAAAAGATATGCTAACGCTAAGTTTATATTAATAGAAAATTGTAATAAGATACCTTTTGAACCTGTAGAAGTTGAACCTTATCAAGTTTGTGCAGGAGTTGATGAGGGAGGACATCCAGTAATATTTAATATGAATATAGAACCTATGGTGCTTATTGCAGGGGCTACCAGAATGGGTAAAAACGGATGTATCGACCATGCTATACCTTCTTGGATTTACTATTGTAGTGAAGATGATATACATTTATATTTATTTCAATTTGCAAAAGGAGATTTAGGTAAGTATCAAAAGTGTAAACAAGTAAAATGCTTTTCCATGAGTGATTTAGATAAATTATTAGAAGTTTTAAATGAACTAAAAACTGAAATGAGCGCAAGAATGAATATGATGTCTTCTATGTTGAACAACTTTAAAGGTGACAACTTATATGATTATAATAAACTTAATCCTCAAAATAAATTACCTTTTATTTATGTAATAATAGATGAATTTATGGACATAGCCAACTCCGAAGGAAATAAAGAATCTTCTAAGGTAAAAGCACATATCATATCTATCTTACAAAGTATAGCTGAATACGGAGGTGCATTAGGTGTTAATTATATAATACTTCATCAAAAACCTGAAAAAGCATTGATGCCTACTTTCTTAAAAAATCAATCCAATACTAGGATATGTTTTGGTTTTAAAGATGAGGTATGTGGAAGAATTGTTCTAGGTGAGGACAGAGGGAAACTAGTAACTACCTTACAACCTAGAAAAGCTTATTATATATCCAATAGTGGTGAAGGATATCTATATACAACTAATCTAAGAAATAAGAATGGATCAAGTAGAATATTAAACTATATCAAACCAAGTATGATTAATAAAAAAGAAAACTCTAATGTGCATTATGCTAGTGATTGTAAAGTAGCTAAAAATCAGCAAGATACTAAACACAATAATAAAAATAAACCTAAAGATAATGAAACTCGTATAAAAGAAAAGATAAATCAACTCAAGATTCAAATGGATAAAATCAATGAAAATACTAAGGATACCTCAGTGCAACAAGGCAAGGTTATTGAGTTTCCTAACCAACATCATCATAATTCAGATAATACATCTGTAAAATCTATATCAAAAACAATATCTAATGATACGAAAAACAATGTGGATATTACTCGATCAAATCATGAACCTACTAGTACCAAAACTATTAAAAATCCCAATATAGATTCTAATTTCAATAAAGTTAATATACCTAAAGTAAAAAGTAAAGAAGATATTATAAGAGAAAATATAAAGAAAATACCTAATTTTGTTCCATATGAGCCTCCTAAAACTAATGTAAAAATTACAGATGAAACAGATATAGCCTTTAAACAGTCTGAAAAATACAAGAAAGATATTAAAAATGAAAATGATAAGAAGGGAGACAGTGAATAATGCTAGTTAAACTGACAGGAAAGTATGATAAAGCAATTTTAAGATATATAGAACAAAGTAGGTTTTGTACCGCAAAACAAATAGCAAGGATATTTTACAGAACCTCTAGCCAAGGTGAGGCACTTGCTAGAAGGCGTTTAAATAGAATGATTCAAGCTCAATATCTAAGAGTATATAGGTCTAAGAGTTTTGATAATAGAAATGTATATGTATTTGATACTAAAGAGAATAGAAATCTTAAGCCTAGTCTACATGATATGACTATACTAGATTATCAAGCTGAATTAATTTATAGTGGAGCAGATATTATTTATTTTAAACCTAATCAATATTGGATGAATGGCAAAATAAGATCTGATGGATTTTGCGTGTTTAAATTTAACAATAAGATATATTACAATCTTATTGAGGTTGTTGTAAACCATAATGACGATAAGTTTAAAAAATATGATGATTTATATGTTACTAATGAAGTACAAAATATATGTGAAAATGAATTTCCTGAATTAATTATAATAGATAGTCTTACTCACAAAACTAATTTTAAATTTGAGCAAAATATTAAATTTAAAGTAATAGACTTAGAATTAAATGATTTTCCTAAGATATTCTTATAGTTAAAGTGTAACAACGACATATGCTATAGCATATAGTATAATATAACATCACTGTAGTACAGATTAACACACTCTAAAGCCACCATTCAAGCCGTTCTCGTTTTTCAATTGAAAGACGAATGAATATGAGTCGTGAGGGGTTGATAGGGGAGGGACACTTTTTCAATCCTCCTCTGAAAAATCAGCGCTTGTCCAAGAAATAATTATATAAATTTCATTAAAACAACAGTAACACGTTATAGTTTCATTCCATATAATGCTTTAGGAGTAATTTTACATATAACAAAAGTTAAAAATTATAAATAGTTATTAATTATTTGTTTATTTAGCTTTATATTTAACTATTCTATCTAATTTTTATATATTGAGTTGTTAGTTAGATATAGTATATTTTAAGATACTTGTCTATCCAAAGACTCATCTTAGTATATTATGTTTAACTCAATAGCTTAATATATGAAAACTTAGATATGCTTAGTTAAATATACAACATAAATACAACTAATAATTTGATAAATAATTTATCAATTATTTAAGTTTTAGCTTGAACAAATAATATCTTCTATTTATTTCTTACAATAACAAAAGTTATATTATTACAAATACAAAAGTTTAAAGGAGTGTTTTTACAAATGTTAACTATAATTAAATCTTTCTTTCAGTTTCTTGTTATTATACAAGTTTTATCTTTATTACTTACTGGAAGTACTAGATTGGGTTTACATTTAATGAAAAATATTATACAAATTACTCACAGTACATTAAGATTAAGCATTAAATTAACTATTAGACAATTAAAATTTATAAATAAACTTATATACAAAGCAAATAACTATAAGTCAACTATCAAGACAAATGTAAATACTAAGCAATATCAACAGGAAATTTGTACGTACAATGAAAAAGTAGCAAATGGAACTAGTAACATAGTAGACCTTAGATCATATATCAAACAACAAAAAGAATATTAAAGGACTGGGTTTATTCTCTTTCCTTTAATATTAAATAGCTTACTCTACGTAGAACATATAGGAATAAATTCTAATATTCAGTTTTCAATATTAAAGATAATGATTATTTATGTAAAATTTATATAAAGGGAGAGATTAATATGTCTAATACAGCAATAATAATAGCCATGGGAAGTACAGCTATAGTATCAGCTATAACAGAAAAGGTGCTAATAGCTTTCAATAAACAAAATGAATCTCAAATGGTCAACATTGGTGGTTTAAGCTTAGTTGGGTGTCAAGCTGTATTATTAGTTACTAAACTAATCAAAGCTTGTAGTGCTTTATAAAGGAGTGACAAACAGTAGCTATGGTAGGAGATATATTTTCGGATATTATTAAAACTGCAACACTAACAATTGTATGGAATAAGGGGTTACAGGCATTCGGTAAAAAAGATTATGGTGAAATTATTAAATTATCTGGAATAAGTGTTTGCGGTATAGATGTTATTCAATTAGTTAGTTATTGGAGAAAAAATCCACCAGCAATAGTAAGAATAGTAAAAGGAACTGCCAATTTCTTTGAAAAAGTAGATAATGGAACAGGAAAAATAATGGACGGTATAGGGAAGTTTAACGAAAGCATTAAGTTTTTGATTGATAGGGGAATAGTTAAATAAAGGGTGGTAACTATGTTGAACAGATGTAAAACTTATGAGTTCTCTAAAAAAGGATGGGAACAATCTAAACAAGATAGTAAAAAGATAAAAAATAATAGAGCAATGGATTTAATTGTATATAGTACACTACTAGGATTAACTGTAGGTAATATAGTAAAAAATGATACCTTTCTTAAAATAGTGGCGTGTGATGGAACTAAAAGAGTAGTAAAAACGTTGATAATACATTAATAATATTTAAGAATAAAGTAAAAATAGATGACTACTTACAATAATAACAGTTTGTAACAAAAATAATCACTACCATTTCTTTTATAATATATTGGTTGTTGATTTTTAAATACTGTTATATCATTTTCGTCATCTATTTTCTAGTACAAAAATTTAAATTTAGTTATGTATTCTACATTAAATAGTATTATCTTTAAATTATATAATATGCATCTATATAAACTAAAAAAAGGAGACTATATCTCCTTTTTTAGTTTATTGGTATACAAATAGCTTCTTCATTTAACATGAAAACTAGTGTATTGTTATACATATAGGAAATGGCAAGGTAACTGCCAAGCTTTAGCTTGTGCAGAGGAATTGCCGAATATAAGGAAGTGACTAATGAAACACTATAGAGAAAATAATAAATATTATATGGCATAATACAGGTAAAACGCAGAGGAATGGTCAACGCTCAATATCAATAAACAAACTAAATAAATTAATGGAAGATATGCCAATTAATTTACGCATACCTAGACTGACACTCCCACGACTAAAGTCACGAGAGTTCAGTCGGTTTCTTAAAAATTAATTTTTACGTAAATTTTATTTTTATATTTTTCACCGATACACCCTGTATCGTAAAAGGTGAAATTTTAATGTTTAAAAAGTGGATTAAAGTATTGATATATAAGGGTTTGCGAGGTGTCAATGATATGCAAATTTTTAATAATGAGATGAGTTAAGATAGGTAATATCGTTCAAAGTATTGATACATAAGGGTTTGTGAGTATGAAAAGGGTAAAAATGAGTGATTTTTAATAAAAATAGGGTAGTTGAAAAAGTGAAAAAGTGGCTATTTGTAAGGGTTCTAACGATACACTTTTCGATACACTTTTTATTGAAATTTGCAAGTTTTAAAATTTTAAATTCAAAACTGAATTATCACTGAAAAAAATTAGTTGGTATGTGAGTCGATGTACTGTACCCAATATGAGCATTTAACCCCCACCAAACAATGAGAAATACGCCCCCTCTATACTAAATACTTTAGTGTAGTAAATTACTAAGTTTCAAGACATAACAACCGTTATGTGTTGTATAAATTACGCTCAGCTTCTCAAACCATTGGTATGACTAGCTTTGAGGTGGCTTTAGCGTACTAAAGTTATGATAATTTTAGGTACAAAATAGATAATTTTTATATAAATATATAAATAATAGAGGATTTTATATTCTTGTGTGATTTAGACCACTATTTAATACTATTTAATATATTGTATTATATGATAATGATTACTATATAGCGTAATTATAGAAAAATGAAAGTATTTATTTACCTTGTTGCAAATATCGAAATAAAAGCTTATATTATCAAGCAAATACTTCTCTATCCATTTCCACTCTACTTTTAACTTTTTACTATATTAGTGTAATTTTACACCATGATATATTATCCTTATTTATCTTCATTTATCTCAATCAATCTCACTCTAATTATCTATATAAATATAAAAATATTTAAAAAATAAAAATTAATAAATAAAATATTTAAAATAATATAATTTTAGATTATAAAATAACATCTTTATATAAATATAATTATAACAGTATAATAAGCAAATAGTAATATGAGACTTATACTACTATTCTATTTAATCCTATTCAACATTACATAACTATTTACTTAAATTCAGTTACCCAAACAAAATAATTACGAAAATAAATTAAAATCACTCCATAAATTTATTGATATATGTTTCCATATATGGTATAATATATACATAAGGAGGTGAAGCAATAACGGAGAAAGTAAAAGAGTTCATCAAATCAACTAAAGAAATTTCAGTTGAACTTGAAGAACTCACAATAAAATTAGTTTTCTTAATTGGTTGGATTACTTGTTATGTACTTTAAATACAAAAATAGAAAGGTGTAATCATGGAAACAAACAAACAGACTGAAGCCAGTCAACTGCCAACTACCCTAAAGGGTAGTGGCTTGTAATAAATTGCAAGTCGGTTGAATAGCCTAAGTGTTAAATGACTACGATTATTAAGAATATATAGGTACTTCAAGATATTTCTCTAGTCTTGAACACTACGCTTTAACATTAAACATTTCTGTAGGTCTACAGCTAGAAGTTTTATAAAAAATAAAGCAACATTGGAAGACTTAAAAGAACTTAAGCAACTTATTAAAGAAAAGGAAAATTCACTAAAAAAGTAAATATATCCCTGGACTTCATATCTATATGTGACACCTCTTATTTGTGAAACCATTTTGGTATAAACAATTAGGAGGTGTTTTTATATTTATAATTTTTTTAAAATATTATAAATATTTCCTAAAATATACTTGACTTTCACCTTATACGGTGATATAATATATACATAAGGTAAAGGAAAGGAGGTGGAAAAATGGTTGAAAAAATAAAAAAGCTTAATGAACTACTCGCAATAGTCATTAAGCTACTAACAAAAATATATATTATCAAGCTAATATTAATTAAAATTTTTAGTTAATATTAGTGGGAGGGTTTAATCCCTCCTATATATATTATATTATTTCAACCATTGATATGCAATGATAAAAGAAAAATTTAAATTAATATGTAGTATAGTATTTAAACTAATGATAGTAGCATTACTAATTTATTTGATAATTTTTAAATAGGAGGAAATTTTAAATGACTAAGAAGTTCGATATAAACGATATAATGGACACAAAAGAAGCGAGTGAAAAATTTGATATAAATATAAATACTCTAAAAACTATATGTCAAAGAGGAATGCATGGTCTAATTGAAGGTGAAGACTATAGAAAAACTGGTCGTGTGTGGTTAATTACAATAGATGGGATGAAAAAAATTCTAAATAGCAAAAAAGTGGATTAATCATTATTTTTGTATATAAAAGAAAGGTTGTGATTAAATGGATGATAAAAATTTAAAATTAACTTTGGTTAGTTTTGTACTTACTCTTATATCTCTTATACTAACTATCATTAATTTTTGTCTTATGCACTATAAATGATAGTATACTTATCGTTATAGCTTATATATATTATTTGTCAGTATAATAAAAGAGAACATCAAACAAATAAACTTTGACATTATAAAAATAACTAAATTAATACCAGCTTTTGCAATAGCAACAACAAAAGATATTTTTAAAACTATAATAGAATATAATATATATTAAAATTTTGAAACCTTGTTTAATACAAGGTTTATTTTTTTTGCAAAATTATATAATTTTCCCATAATACCTATTTACCTATTACGTACAGATGATATAATATAAATATAGTGAGTAAGGAAAAAGGGTGGATGGATTAAATGAAAACTAATGTATATAAAGAGTGTACCGTCTTAATTTTAAAAATTTTAGTTAAACTTTGTGTTATAGGATTCTTATTATTTTTAATATTCAAATCAGTTTTTATTTAAAAAAATAGGAGGTACTTAAAATGGATAGAGAAGAACTTATAAAACTAATACAAGACAATACAATGGAATCTAAAGAAGTAGTAGAGTGCTTAGGTATATCTAAACAACGTTTATCCGATATGAATAGAACGGGTAAGCTTATAGCAGTAAAAAAAGGTATATATCTTAAGCAGGATGTTTTAGCTAGAAAAGAAGAACAAGAAGAACTAAGAAACAAATATTATAAAAGATAAAGATGTAAAACAACATGACGTATTTATTTGGAACACTAGTATCAATAATTCTGTTACTGTTCATTTTTAAAACTAAAAAAGATATAAAGGTCTTAGAAATGGAAGTCAACGAGCTAAAGGAAAAAGCAAGCCAAAAATAATATCTTCAATTTTTTCACCAGAACTATTAAAGTAGTTTTAAATTTTTCGTATGCAGTATATGTAATATAATTAACTAAATTCATATACTACATAAGGAAAATGGCAAGGTAACTGCCAAGCTTCAGCTTGTGCAGAGTATTCAGATATAATACACCTTCTAAAATAAATTAAAACTTTTTAAATTCGAAAATTGTTTAAGTGAACCCTTGAATTAAAATATTAGTTTTATATAAACTAAGTCCCCATATAAAGAATATAAATTCTTTATATGGGGATTAGTAGGAGTTTAGACCTTTGTCAGGGAAAATTTATTCATAGAACCTTTTGAGGTACTCGTTAGGAATACTGAAACACTTAGTATAATATGTTTTATGGCGTTAATATTAATGTTCTATAAATATATGAAAAATCCTTTTTTTATTTTTTTAAATATAAAAATTATTAATAAAAACTAATAAAGTGTTTTTAAATAAAAATAAATTAAAATATTTTTATAAAATCTATTAAAAAAATATATTCATAGGTATATAATGTATTTAACGAAACTAGTAGAAGCCACCATCTTCTATAAGTGGTGGTAGTTCATGGGTTGATTGAAGTATTTAATACACATTTTAATAAAAATTAATTAAATTTATAATAATAAGGAGGATTTAATTATGGGGGCTTTAAAATTACAAGAGGGATATTATCTACTACCAATAGATAATAAGGGAATTAACAAAAGAAGTAAGAAGGTGGCGAGGAGATATAAAATTAGGAAAAGAATAGTTACTACTCAAAAAACTAAAAATGTATTATATAAATTTTTAGGCTTACCTGTAGGATTATCATTGTTCACATTATTAATATACGGATTTTTTCATATAGGAGAGACAAACTGCTATACAAACTGTAGTAGCTTAGGCAAGGCAGGGTACGTTGAAACAGTAACAATCTCGATATGGGTATGTTTGTCCATATTTTGAGTAGCAGCAGACTGCGTTAATTACTGAAGATAGTAACAAAGAACTTAATGGAGACATATGGATAAATTATGATTATATTTGCAGTAAAAATTACATATTTAAAAAGTTAATTAAGCAATTATTAAAAGAGGATGGATGGATAATTAAATAAAACATCAATAAAAATTAATTTTACAATACAATTAAAAATAAAATAAATTATAGGGAGGAATATTTATGTCAAAAGAAATTAAAAGAGTAGGTATAACAGAAATATTAGGAAAGGAAATAGAGTTTTATAGTAGTTGGGAAGAACCTTATTTTGTAGCAAATGAAGTTGCTATATGGCTAGGTGAAAGAGATGGATCAACAGTTGCACGAAAGGTGGATGATGATGAAAAGCTGATACACACAATCTGTGTAACAGGTCAAAATCGTGAAACTACAATGTTAACAGAGGATGGGTTGTACGAAGCGTTGATGAAATCAAGAAAAGAAATTGCAAAACCATTAAAAAAGAAAATAAAACAATATTTAAAACAAATTAGAAAAACAGGTGGAGCAGTAGAAGATGGTAGAGAGGAAGAATTTATTTATAAATATTTCCCAAGTTTTAGTGATGATGTAAAGATGTCTATGGTTCAAGATTTATTAAAATCTAATAAAGAATTAAAACCTAAAGCAGATTATCATGATAAAGTTTTAAATCCTACAGATGAAAATTTTAAAAAATTATTAACTACAAGTGATATTGCAAAAGATTTAAATATGTCAGCTAGAAAGTTAAATTCACTATTGCATGAATTCCATATTATATATAAACAAGGTAAAACATGGATGCCTTATGCAGAATATCAAGACATGATACCTGAATATTTCGATTATCATGTTAGCGAGTATGGACAAGTATTAAAATATACAGAAAAAGGTAGAAAGTGGATTATAGAATTATTAAAAGAAAAAGAAATTATTTAATAATACATATTATACAATTAAATTAAAAATAAATTATACATATCATACTAACAGATATTTGTGAGTATAATATAACTTTGTAAAGGAAAAATAATATTGATGTAGAATTTAAAAAGTGTATATCAATATTATTTTCCCCTCCTTTAGGTTATAGAAATTATAAATGTATTATCAATTCCAGTAGTAAAATACTGATTGCCCTGTCTATAATCTTCCAGAGTTAAAAAAGAAGATGTTTAATTTTCACGTGCCTAGTAAATTAATTAAAACTGTTATTTTATATTGACTATAGAGTTAAAAAACCCTTAATATACAAGGGTTTTATTTTGATATAAAAATAAATTAAATTTGACAAGATAATTGTATTGACAAATCTATCCAATAAAGTTATACTTATATTAAATTAAAAAATAATTAAAATAAATGATAGGTTTAATATACTTTTAACTCTGCAAATAATAGTGGCTAAAAATATAATCTAATTGTTAAATAATGCTATGTAAAAAGTTCTGTATTAAATATAAGCCATATTTTAGCCTAAGAGCTTTTAAAAATATAATTAGGTATCTTAGGTTATCTTAGTATTTAAAATCGAATTTAAGGGTAAATAAGGCTAAAATATTATTGATAATAAACTAATAATTTCATATATGATTAAAGATAGAAAAATATGAGTAAAATTTAGATGTGTAAAATGGTGCTTACTATTCTATTCTAATAAATAGTTAATATATCTAAACTAATAAAGAGCTAATCAGTTTTAGAAAGTTAGTATTATCTAAGGATTAAGTATGTTTTAAATTCATTAGATGACACAGTTTGGTTCACCATATGACACATTTAAATTCATCAGATGACACATCCAACAGCATCAGATGACACATGTTGATTCATCAAATGACACATGGTATAATAGAAACTAATATATCATACTATAAACCTGTGGATAATGTGGATAAGTTTTTAAAAGTTAGTATTTTCAACAGGTTAAGAGAGGTTGATTTTGTGGAAAACAATATTAGAAAGTATGGAAATACTGAAATTGACAATACTAAGGTTAAAATAATTAATATTAAAGTTGATGAAGAATTTATAGAGAATAATATTATAGATATGCCTTTTATATATTATTATAAAACAAAGCAACCAATTATGGCAGTAAAATACACTTGGTTTAGTAATGATGGCAGACAACGTGCTGTTGAGGTGAGAGGATCTAAATATGGAGTTCCAAGTCCATATGAATACGATGTGCTTTTAGCTTTATTTAGAATACTACTACGCAACCATGGAGATAAACTTGTGTTTTCTGAAGATAATACGTGCATGATTAATAATACTGTCAATTTTACTTTTAGAGAACTAGCAAAAGAGATGGGATATAAGAATTTTGGCGGAACTATAAAAGCAAAATTAGATAAAGCCATAGAAAGATTATGCGACACTAATATATATAATACTTCATTTGGAGGATTATATAATCCTATTACTAAAGAATATATTTTAGATGCTAAAAAGCAAATATGTGTGTTACAAGACTATACAGCTTATCAATATGTTGAGGATAAGGATGGAATTCTAAAGCTTGATAAAAAGTCTTTGAAAGATAAAGCAAGTGTGACATTCCATGAATTCTTTTTATCAAATTTATGTCATGGAAAAGGGAAGTTTTCAAATAAAAAATTAAGATTATCTTTAAAAAGTGATGTAGCTAAACGAATGTATTTAATTCTAAATAAGTGGAGAAATAATAGACATGAGATGTTTATTACATATGAAAAGTTATATGAAAGGATACCTTTGGATTCTAGTAAAACAGTATCTTATAGAAATAAAAGGATACATCAAGCATGTGATGAATTAATAAAGAATGGATATTTAGAAGATATTGATAGAACGTCAAGAGGAATTAATTTTATATTTAAGTTAAGCAAAAAACAATTGGAATGCTCATGTGATTCACTAAATGACACAAACAATAATTATTTGCTAGACAAGTATGTGTCATATGGTGAACTTTTAGATGGATTTAAAAGATTTGGATTAGAGAATGAAGATATAGATAAATACTTTAAATTACATCAAGTACCCTTTGCACAAGCTTTATTAAGGTATGTTGAGATCCATCTACCCAAAATAGAAAATACTAAAGCTTATATTATTAAAGGATTAAAAGACGGGTATAAAGAATTAGAAGAAGATAAGAAGTATTATAGTGTTTAGAGTAAGTGTGTCATTTGGTGAACATACTAAAAAAATATTTTTTATTTTATGTTCTCCAAATGACACATGATATATTTAAATCTGTACACGCTGTGTTATATAATGAATTTTATAATGAAAAAGGGGGATAATAAATGTTTTTGTATATTTTGAAGAATCGCCACGCACTCTCGTGACTTTAGTCATGAGTTAGTGGCGACATATATTACTAAAAATCAATTAAAAATATAATTGACTATATATAGAATGTATGTTAATATATAGGTATAAAATAAAATTAATTAAAATCAAATAGATAATTACAGGAGGTGAAATTGTCAATGTTAAAAGCATTTAAATATAGAATTTATCCCAATGAAGAACAAAAAATTCAATTAGCTAAAACATTTGGATGCACAAGATTTATCTATAATTATTACTTAGCAAAGAAAATTGATTTATACAAAACAGACGGTAAATCTATATCTAAATATGATTGTAATTCACATTGTAATAAAGAATTAAAAAAATCAGAACAATTTAAATGGCTTAAAGATGTTGATAAATTTGCCTTGACTAATTCAATTTATAGTTTAGATAGTGCATATAAAAAGTTTTTTAAAGAACATTCAGGATTTCCTAAGTTTAAGAGTAAGAAAATACATAATTATTCTTATACAACTAACTTTACAAATAATAATATACAAGCTGATTTTATGAATAATAAAATTAAGTTACCTAAATTAAAATGGATTAAATGCAAACTACATAGAAAATTTGAAGGTAAAATTAAATCTGCTACAATAAGCCAAGTGCCTAGTGGTAAATACTTTGTAAGTATATTAGTAGATGTAGAAAATATTCAATTTCCTAAAAACAATAAACAAATTGCTTTTGATTTAGGAATTAAAGAATTTTTAATAGATAGTAACAATAATCATATAGATAATCCAAAAACACTATACAAGTATGAACAAAAACTAACCAAATTGCAAAGACAAATTGCTCATAAAGAAAAAGGTAGTCAAAATTGGATTAAGCAAAGAATTAAAATTGCTAGGTTACATGAGAAAATAACTAATATAAGAAAAGATTTTCTAAATAAATTATCATGTCAGATAACAAATGATTATGGAATAATTATTTCAGAAGATTTAAATATTAGAAATATGATTAAAAATCATCATTTAGCAAAATCAATAAGCGATGTGTCTTGGGGAGAATTTACAAGACAATTAGCTTATAAATCAAAATGGAAAGGTAGAATTTATCATAAAATTGATCCTTGGTTTGCTAGTTCTCAACTATGTTCTAATTGTGGATATAAAAACAAAGAAGTAAAGAAATTATCTGTTAGAGAATGGATATGTTCAGAATGTGGAACCATTCATCAAAGGGATGAAAATGCTAGTAAAAATATTCTTAAGCAAGGATTAAAAGAATTAGAATTACAAATTGCAATATAAAATTTAAATATAACTAGGGTAGGAACTATCCGAAGTAAGACGACTGTGGACATAGTAGGTAACGAGGTGGGCGAAGCAGTAAATCCTAAAGCAATGAGGGAAGCCTACGACTTTAGTCGTGGGAGGTTCACGGTACAGTGTTACTAAATGGAAAACAAGTAGGTAATATACTAGAATACTCAAGAGGAAGTAAAGCAATTGCAGACAATGTTAGGGATAATCAGAAGTATAAAATCAAAAATTTGGATGTCCTAAAACAGGACTTCCGAAAATTAAACAATGCAGGAGAGACATTTGTTAATGAAAAGGGTGTAATGAAACTTATTATAAATAGTGATATGCCTAAAGCAGATGAATTTGAAAATAAAGTTTGGGATATAGTAACTAAGGTTCAACAAACTGGCAAATACGATTTCATAGAAGAAAAGTTAAAATTAATAGAAGATGATAAGGAAAGAGAACTAAGTCTAGGGCTGTATTCTTTACAACAAGCATTAAAGGTTAATCCAAGTGATATGCTATTAATTATTAACTGTAAGCAAAAAGAAAATGAATTAACTACATATAAACAACAAAAACATTTGGAATTAGTAAGTAACAAATTAATAGAACAAGAAAAGAAACTAGATAATATGTTTGTTATAGGAGATAGGATTCAATTTACAAATGAAATTAATAGGATAGCTAGGTCTACGGGTAAACAACAAAGCGAAATTTACAATCTTACGTATAGCAAGTTAAAAAGTATGTATGGAGTAGATTTAAATGTTAGAACTAAGAATAAGCAAAATGATATACAAAATAAAAGAATAGAACAGGGTAAAAGGGCTTATGCACTTGCAACGTTGAAAAATAAGGCAAATAATTTAATGATTGCAGATGAATTAAACATATGGGATGAGCTAGGAAATAGTCTTAATGCAGTTAAAAATGAATTGATGAACTAATACATATATAAGTAAAAATAAATTAAAATATACATATTAAACCTAAACAAAAGATAAAGAATATATAATGAGAGAAAGGAGGTGAAATTCTTGAAATCTAATACAAATAAATTAGAAAACTACATAAGGAAAATGGCAAGGTAACTGCCAAGCTTTAGCTTGTGCAGAGTATTCAGATATAAAAATGAAATTCCAACGAATATAAGATATAAAAATATAAATAAGATATAAGAATATAATTAACATTTGCTCCTTTAGGATTATTTTAAAATTGTAAAAAAGAATAGCTTTATATAGATATATTTATATAGCTCCCCTTAAAATACATCTATATAAAAATTAATTAAATTATTTTAAAGTAAGTGTTGACATTCGCACTTCTATTTGTTATACTTAAAACAAGTTAAGAGATGAAAACACATATCAATAACAAAATAAAAATAAATTAAAAATATGTGTTGACAAGATTAAAAATAAATGGTAAAATTAAGTTAATAATTAAGGGGAGTGAATGTTAAAATGTTAAGAGGTATGGAAGCGTTAAAAGAAATTCAGAGAAGAATGGAAGTAAGAAGAGGAGATGTATGGATGGTTGAGATTCCACAAGAAGCTAAAGAGGTTTTCGGAAGCAACATACAAACAGGTTTAAGACCATGTATAATAATTTCAGGAGAGGGTAATAACAAACACGCTAATATTGTAAATATACTACCTATAAGTAGTAAGATCAATAAAGTGTACCCACAGCATACCGAAATTACTACATATGAGGACTTAAGAGATTGTGGATTAACTAAGAGAAGTATCGTTTTATCAGAACAAATGATGACAATAGATAAAAGTAAATTAATAGACAAATTAGGTAGAGCCAATGATAAATTAATGCAAAGAGTTGAAAAGGGACTAGAAGTTCAACAAGGTAAAAATCTAAGATGTGTTAAGAGAGACAATGTAAGGAATTTTAATAAAGAAAGATTCAGTTTTAAAAAAGCGTTTGATAAAATAGAAATGATAAATAAGGCTAAAGATTTAGATGCTGAACTATACATGTATCTTTACGGTGAATTAAAAGAATACTGTGAAGATCATAATGTTAAATATTATGAAGTAATTAATAAATATAACAATATAAAAGATAGATTTAAATTTAATCCTACAATAATGAATAATATGGTTGCTATGGGATATTAGAATTAAATACAAATTAGAACGAAACGAAAGAGGATAAATTTAATAAATGGGGGAAGCAAAAATGAGTGAAGTGGAGAAAAATAGACACCCCTCGTATAGACAGAATATAATATTTTTGTATGAAATCTAGGTAGTTATTCTAATTTAATATAGAATATGTTGGATTAGAATAGCTACCTAGATAAAAATTAGATGTATTAAGCCAAGGAGGTAAAATCAAAAAGAGTTATAATGTGTAAATTATTAATATAAAGTAGAATTAAAAAAATAATATAAAATTTTCATTTTAATTTCACTTAACATGTTTGTCTTTTAATCTATTTGTGGTATAATATGTATAGAAAAGAAAAACAATATGAGGGTATAAAAGAAGTTACATATTCAAAATAAAAAATGAATTATATCTTAAAGGGATTAAAATAGATAATATGTAATGGAGGAGAATAAAGATGAAAATTAAAAGTAGAGATGAGTTAGGTAAAAACAAAAATGAAATAGATAAATTATTAGAACAAGAATTACCTAAAATGTATGCATTATATCCTAAGATGGTATATGATGTAGCAGAACAATTAGAAGATAAAAATATAACTATAGGAACAATAAGTGGCTTATTTGGAGGAATTACCCCAACGTATAAATTAGAAGAGGTAGATGAGTTAGGTAGTTTCTTAAAAGCGATTTATGAAGTTGGGACAAAATATTCTAAAAACAAAATATTAATCATTCCTAATCTTGAAAAGTTAAATCCAGAAAACTTTTACACAGAAACAGAGATTAACTCAATTAATTTATATAAAAAAGAAGTATCTAAAGAAAATAACATAATAAAATTATATGTAAGAAAAAATGCAGAAAATCATTATGTATGTCCATATATATCTATGGTAGAATATGTAGATTATTATAAAAGAGGATTAATAATATATAATCCTAATACACAAAGAGAAACGACTAAAAAGATGGTTAAAGGACAAATAAATGAATTCATTACTATACATCAAGAAAATGTAAATAAAATTTATAATGATTTAAAGAATGATAGATTTAATCCTAATATGCTAACTTTAAATATTAGAGATAATGAAGGAGACGATCCGCAGTTTGATGATGGTGGTATGAATGTTGGTGATTTTGGTTGGTTAAAAATCAAAGTTGATGGTAGACAACATTCTTACGTTGATTTACTAGATGGTCAGCATAGAACATCTGCGCAAGAAATATACGTAGAAGAATATCCCAATACAGATAAATATAATATGCTAAATGTCTTTGTGTTTAACGAAGAACAGGCTATACACCATATCATCCAAGAAAATTCAGGAACTAAGATTGATGAAAATTCTTTACAAAGACGTGATCCTGATAATAAAGGTGTTGCTATGGCAAAAGAACTAAAAACATTAAGCAAAGAATTAAAGGGTAAAGTAGCTAATGATTTAATAGAACTAACCAAGCATTGTCAATATACCGATGTTTTAACACTTGGTTCTGCTATAAATAATTATTTTGATATAGATGGAAGAAAAGAATATAGAGAGATTAGAAGCTATTTAAGTAAATTCTTTGATGTGGCTATAGATTGTTATAAGGACTATTTTAATAAAAGAAATTTACAACCTAAGGAATTATTTTATAGAAAAAATACATTTATTGCATTTTGTGATATAGCTAAAAAGTTATATAAGTTTAAAGATTGGGAAGATAAAGCGTTTGATATTTTCGAAAAATTAAGCATTGAAGAAATAGAAAGTGTATCTGGGAATAAAAAAATATTGAAGCCAAATGATTATAAAATTATATCCAATAAATTACAAAAATATTTAGCAGAAAGAGAGGTGGCTATAGATGGCTAATGTAAAACAATATAAAAGAAGATTCGTTGTTACAGAAGAAATGTACAATGAAGATGTAAAAAATCGATTCATAGACTACTACTATGATAATGAACAGACTAAACTAAATATAAAAAGAACTTTCTATTTGACTAATTTTTATATGGAAAAAGATTTAGATAAGGATATCTATAATTTTAATAAGTATGAAATAGAAAGTTTATTAAAGTCATTTAAGGCAACTTCAGAAGGAAGTTTAGCAGTAAGGCTCACTCATATTAAAAAGTATATTGATTTTTGTATTAGTATGGGTATTAGATCTAATGCAATAAATTTCTGCGACACTATTGCTAATTTAAAAGATTATGTAGTAAGAAATTTAGATAAATATAAATATATCACTAGAGAACAGCTATATAATATTTGTGACATTATGGAAAGTTCTCAGATAGCAGTAATCTTCATATTATTCTTTGAAGGTATAGTTGGGAAAGAAAAATGTGAAATGAGAAACTTAAAAGTTGAAGATGTAGATTTTGACAACAATAGTATTACAATACGTGCGTATGATGAAATTAATCCACGTACAGGTGAAATCATTCATAAGCCTGAGAGAATATTAACTAATGTACATCCAAGAACTATGGAATATATAAAAGATGCTATTGAAGAAACTGTGATGATTATGCCAGAAAGTAAGTTGTTTACTGATCCAAAAAAAGATATGGCTATTAAAACAGGCAAGATTGGTAAAAATCCTGCGCCTCATTATGTAGTACAAAATGACTATGTAGTAAGAAAATCTTCACGTAAATTAAAGGATATTAATGAAGAAGAGGAAAATACACCTGTTTCAGTATCTATAATTACAAATAGAATTTATTATGCTACAGACTATTTTGAAGGCAATGAAAATTTATATTTTGTTAAAAAATTAAACACAACAACACTAGAACAAAGTGGCATGATAGAACAATTAGAAAAAATAGAAGCTAAAAAAGGTAAACTTGTTGTGCAAGACTTTAAGGACGTAATAGCATCTCGCAATAAGAGAACATATCACTCATTAAAAAGATTGTGGGATTCTATTAAAAAAGAAAAATCTGAATAATAAATATGGGTTAAAGGCAATAAAGCTGTTTAACCCATATTAAAAGCCAACTAGTAAAAATAAATTAAAATATTGGGGGTTTACACATGGGAAAAATATTAAGCAAAGAGTTATTAATAAACGGAGTTAAAGAAAGAGAAATAGAATTTCAAAAAATGAGAAGTAAATTGGATGACACAAGTACGATATTATCTGATTATAGAAATATAGTATTAAGAAAGAGAACGCTAGAAAATGAATTACAGTTAAGAGAATTTGAAGAAAATTTTAATAATAAAGATATGGACAAATTAAAATCAAATTTTGAGAGATTGGATTTAATACATAAAACAAATTTAACTGTAAATAGAATACTACATATAATGCAACTCAACAATTGGACAATCAAGGATATTTACAAAGAATATGAAAAGGGTTATACACGTAATGTTTTAGCATTATTATCAAAGCCTAATAAAAATGTTTGTTAACTGCGCTAAGATATTATATAATTATATAAATAAATTAAATTAAGAAAGGGTGTCAATATGGAAGATAAAACACAAAGAGTAAAAGAGTTAATTAAAGAATTAAATGAAGCAAGTGATAAATATTATAACAGTGATAAAACTACAATGATCGATAAAGAATGGGATGATAAATTTGATGAATTAAAACAATTAGAGCAAGAAACCGAAGTAATATTAAGTAATTCTCCAACTCAAAAAGTAGGATATGAAGTAAAGAGTAAATTAGATAAAGTTGTACATAATATACCATTAAAATCATTAGGTAAAACAAAATCTATAGACGATTTACAAAAATTTATAGGTAATAACGAAATATTAATAATGGATAAAGGCGATGGACTAACTTGTGAATTAATTTATGATAATGGACAATTGCTACAAGGAAGTACAAGAGGCAACGGTGAAATAGGCGAAGATATAACTCATAATGTTAAAACGTTTAAAAACATACCTTTACAAATAGATTTTAAAGGATATTTAAAATTGTCAGGTGAGTCTGTAATATTAGATGAAGATTTTGAATTGATAAATGCTAAATTAGATGAAGAAGATAAGTACTCTAATTCACGAAATTTAGTTGCAGGAAGCGTGAGGCAGTTAGACTCTAAAATATGTGATAAAAGGAATGTAAGATTCTATGCGTTCAGCCTATTAGAATGTGGAGAGGCAGAATTTAAAACAAAAGAAGAACAGTTGGAGTTTTTAAGTAGATTAGGGTTTGAAACTATAGAATATATAAAATATGATAATAGCGAAGAATTAGAACAAGTGATATCAAAAATGCAAAAATCAGCATATGAAAAAGGATTTCCTATAGACGGACTTGTATTTGCTTATAATAATATAGAGTATGCTAATTCATTAGGAGATACACTTCATCATCCATTACATAGTATAGCTTATAAATTTTATGATGAAGAATATGAAACTAAATATATAGCTACAGAATGGCAAGTATCACGTACAGGAATGATTAATCCTGTAGCAAGATTTGAACCTGTTGAAATTGAAGGAAGCGTAGTAGAACGTGCTACATTACACAATTTAGACTATTTTGAAGATTTAAAACTTGGTCAAGGGGATACTATAAAAGTTATTAAAGCTAATCAGGTAATACCTAAAGTTATGAGCAACGATACTATGAGTAATACAGAAATAATTCCAACTGAATGTCCTGTATGTGGAGGGAAAACAGAAGAAAAACTTTTAAAAACTGCAAGAGTATTAATATGTATCAATCCTGAATGTTCAGCTAAACATATATCAAGAATTGTTCATTATTGTAGCAGAAATGCTATGAATATAGATGGATTATCAGAAAAAACTATAGAAAAATTCGTAAATTTAGGGTATTTAAAAGATATAGATGATATATATAAACTTGAACAGTATAAAGAAGAAATCATTAATATAGATGGCTTTGGTACTAAATCTTACAATAACATGATAGAAGCAATTGAAAAATCTAAACATTGTAAATTAGAGAATTTTATATTTGCATTAGGTGTGCCAAGTGTAGGATTAGGAACTGCTAAACTATTGGTTAAGAAATTTAAAAGTATAGAAAAAGTAATGAATTGTAATTTAGAAGAAATATATAGTATTGATGGAATTGGTGATGTAGTAGGCAATGAAATATATAATTACTTCATTATTAATAAAGACAGTATAAATTTAGTTAATAAATTGCTTAAGTTTATTGATTTTGAGGAAGTTAAAGAAAGTAGTAGTAATAAGTTAGAAGGAAAAACTTTTGTTATTACAGGCGATGTTCATGTATTTAAAAATAGAAATGAAGTAAAAGCAAAGATTGAAGAAATGGGTGGCAAGGTTACAGGATCAGTTTCAAAAAAGACAGATTATCTAATAAACAATGATGTGGAATCTACTTCAAGTAAAAATCAAAAGGCTAAAGATTTAAATATTCCTATTATTACAGAGGAAGAATTTGTGGAGATGATAAAATAATTAATTATAGGGGGGAGTATATTAATATTTCCCCCTATAGATAAAATTCAAGTTTTATGTAAAATTGAATTAAAGATATTGAGGGGCAAAGATGATGTAAGATATATTATTAGATAATAAAGAGGAAGATTTGCTTCGCATAGACACAAGAATTGTAGGAGTAAAGAATAGTGATAATACAGTTTATTGAGGACAGGATTTAGAAGAATTAATAGATGATTAGTAAGTAAAATAAAAAACTCATTTTATGGGTTATAAAATTGAATTAAAATAAGATTAAAGGGGTGTTTTAATGGTAAAAAAGAAAAATAAAAAAGATAAAAATGGATTAATGATTACGTTCAACAATGAAAGAAAATCTGTACTAAGTGGAGAAAGTTGGGTGTATACAGATAGTTTAAATTTAGCTGAAGTTTTAAATACGGAACATAAAGAGGTATTAAAACGTATTAGAAAAGTATTAAAAGATTATAAAATTGAGGACGGGGAATTAAACTCCCCATCCTCTGAAGCACAGGAATATATACATAAACATACTGATTTTACATATTCAATTCTTTATTATAAGAATTCACAAAATAAACTACAACCATATTATAGATTATCAAAAGATTTATTGGTATTAGTAATCTTCTCTTTTAGAAAATTATCAAATGCACAAGAATTACAAAAATTATACATAGCAAGATTTAATGAAATGGAAAAAGAATTGAATTGGTATAAAGCAAGATACTTAGGGATAGCAACTAGAAATTATATGACTGATTGTATTAGGGATTATTATAATATAGAAAAATATAAAACTAATAAAAATCCATATGTCATGTTTACTAATTTAGTGTATGAAACTTTATATGGTAGCAATGCGTTTGATTTAAGAAAAGACAATAATCTACCAAAAGGCAAAAATATAAGACCTTGGTTGACCGATGAGGAAGTTAAAGTAGTGGATAAATTAGAACAAGAAATAGGAACTTTAATATCTTATGATATGGGATTTAAAGAAATTAAGAAAATGATTGATAGAAAGTATTCTAATGTATCTAGAAGAAATATCAAACTATTAAAAGTGCCAAGAGAGTAGATAAATTGATTATTTTATGTATTTAATAAAAACGTTGAAATTATGTTAAAATATTTCATATAATATATTTAATAGGGTGGGAAAACATATGAATAAATGTATTTATTTAAAAAAAACAGAACCAGAAGTAAATTTTGTTGAAAGAGAACATGTTATACCAGCTGGAATTGGTGGCATAAATATGCTTGAACAAGGAATGGTAAGCGATGAAGCTAATACAGAAATTTTTTCAAAGTTAGAATTAAAATTTATGAGAAATAGTATTATAAGTACTGCTAGATCATTTCAAGGTCCAGGAAAAAGAGGTTCATTATCGGACAAAAAGGCTACAAAATCTAATGTTCATTTAATGAAAAAATGTAATAGTGAGGGTAGTTTAGAATTGGGATATTTGGAGAGGGCTAAACCACATGCTATTTCTCAATTAAAGATCATATATAATAAAGAATTCCATATTATTTTAGATGCAAAAGTATCTAATTATAATAAAGAAAATGAAATAGAGAAGTTTATTTCAAAATTAAAGAAATTTGATGGAAAATATAAATTAATGATAGAAAAAGAATTACCTGAAAATTACATATTACTTGGATTGTTTAATGGTATATGGTATTTAGCGTCAAATACTAAAGATGCAAAAACAAATGATAATTTATTACATGAAGTAATTGAAAAAGTTTGTAATAATGACTTGAGTAATTTAGAATCTAAATATTCTTTAGGTCAAGTACAATTTAATATACATTTAGAATTTGATATGAATAATGATTTTTTTAGAGTATGTGCTAAAATAGCTTTTAATACTTTGGCTTTTTTAGAGGGACGAGAGTTTGTATTAGATAAAAAATTTGATAATATAAGAGAGTGGATTGTGAAAGGTGGAGATAATAAGTTTGCTCAGTTTTCTGCAAGTGAAGGACAAGATAGATTTAAAAACCTAAAGTGTATATTACCCGAACATAGTCATAGTGTAATTATAAGCAAAATTAACAATACTCTTGTAGCTACGATGAACTTTTATGGAACCAATTTTACAACTTTAGTATTGTTAAGCAGCAATTTTAATGACAATTTTGAAATAAATGGCTTAATTTGTGATTGGAAAAATAGAAATGAATATACATTATTAGATCTTATTTCTTCAATTTGTAGAGAATAAACATATAAGTAAATAAAATTTGAGTTTTAAGTTAAATTGAAAGACGCTAGTTAAACACTAGCGTCTTTTTTGTTTTATTAAAAGGTATAAATTAAATAAAAATAAATTAAAATATATTAAAACAATAGTTGACATTAGAAAAGTATGGTAGTATACTTATAAATGTGGAAAGGAGATACAAACAATCTAAAATACAAATTAGTTAAAAGGCATGTGGATGGTAATGTTAAATTATGATTCTGAAAAATTAACAAAAGATAATAAAATTTATATCAAAGACTTTGATGACACGGAATATTGCTTAACTGTAGGTGAATTAAAATTAATGGACTATCATACACAAGAATTTGTAAGAATAATCAGTTTCAATGAGTATGATAGAATTAATAACAAACTAGATAAAATAATATCAACTAAATTAAATTAAAATATAATTTATAAGGGAGTGTGATTTATGAATAAACCAAAAATAATTTTAGTTTTAGGGCAATCTGCAAGTGGTAAGTCAACTATAATAGAAGAAATGGAATGGTATGGATATAAAGCTATACAAAGTTATACTACTAGACCTAAAAGAACTAAAAATGAAAAAGGACATATATTTGTTAGAGAAAAAGATTACACATTTATTAGAGATGACAAAACCAATGAAATAAAGATATATGACAAACTAGGAAATGAAGTTGATACTGTAGCTTATACATATTTTAATGGTAATCATTATTGGGCAACCATGGATCAAGTTGAGGAAAGTACATATTACATCATAGATAAGGCAGGAGTAGATTATTTCGCTAATAAAGTAGAAAGCAGAGTAGATTACAAAATCGTATATGTTACAGTTCCATTCTTGACTAGAATTAAAAGATTAATCAAACGAGATGGATTAGTAAAAGGGATATCAAGATTGATTAATGATTTTAAGATGTTCAGAGGATTAAAATATGATACAAAGATAGTTAATAGAGACTTAGAACAGAGTGTTCAGGAGTTAAGAGAAATAACAGAAGAATTTATAAGTTGAGCGAGAACACCCGTGACTTTAGTCATGGGATGAATCGCCAGCATAATTTTTAAGTATTGTAATAACTAAATTATTAAAACTTCTATTATCACTTTTAGCAATATTCTCTAATTTTTGTTTTAAATCTTTGGGAATAGTAATTAATGTTCTAGTATTTTTGTCTGATATCTTACCACTTGCCATAATTTCACCTCAAATAAATTTAATAACATTATTATAACATCGGAGGTTTATGTTGACAAGCTGATATCAACTTGTTATAATAAAACACAGAAGGAGGTGAAAAAATAATGAAATTAAGTTTTAAATTTTATCCTAAGTTAAATACTCAACAATTAGATATTATAGAAGAATTAAGTTATCATACTACTAGACTTTATAATATTGCTAATTATGATTGTAGAGAAAATGAAGTTAAATCTTATGTAGAAATGAGCAAATTATATAAAGCTAATTATCATAAAGATTTTTTACATAGTCATACATATCAACATTGTTTAAAAGTTTTAGAAAAGAATTGGAAATCATATTTTGTTAGTATTAAGGATTATAAAAAGAATCCTAATAAATATTTAGGTACACCTAGACAACCTAAGTTTAAAAATACTAATAATAAAAAGAATGAAGTTATATTTACTAATTTTGCAATAAGATATCAGGATCAAGTTTTAAAATTATCTTTATCAAAGGCGATGAAATCTACATTCAAGGTTCAAAGTTTAAATTTTAATATGAAGGATATTAAAATACCTATAGATTTAGATGAATTACAACAAATAAAGATTAAATGGGATAATTCAAGCAAACAATGGTATTTAATTATGATATATAACAAGGAAGAAGTAAATTTAACAGATAGCTATAATAATATAATGAGTATTGATTTAGGGTTAGATAATCTTGCTACTATAACATTTGAACAAAATACTAATTTATATATTATTGATGGTAAGTATGCTAAATCTAAAAATAGTTATTATAATAAAAAAATTGCTAAATTAACAAGTATAGCAATGAAACAATGTAAAGATAGTAAGCATTTTAAAAGAACTAAAAAAATAATTAAATTACAAACTAAAAGGAAGAACTTTATAAAAGATTATATTCATAAGTCAAGCAAAAAGATTATTGATTTAGCTATAATTAACAAATGTCATACGATTGTTATAGGTGATTTTAATGGAGTTAAACAAGAAAATGATGCTAAATCATTTGTTCAAATACCTCAACAAGAATTAGTTGATAAAGTTAAATATAAGGCTCAGCTATTAGGTATTGAAGTTGCAATGCAAAATGAAAGTTATACTAGTGGTTGCAGTGCTTTAGATTTAGAAGATATAGGTAAGAAATATTATAATAAATCAAGACGTATTCATAGAGGATTATTTGTAAGTAATAATGGCATTAAAATCAATGCTGATGTTAATGGTAGTATTAATATTTTAAGAAAATATTTGAAATGTAGTCCAAAGTCATTAAAAATGATAATGGATAATGGGGTTTTGGACACTCCCATACGTTTAAGGATTGCCTATTAGGTGGAAACTTAAATATCACACAACGTATAAAGAATCACGTCACTTTAGTGATGTGAGGTTCAAGGGTATGATAAATTGGCAGGAATATTAAAAGGTGTAGCTTCTATTACAAATGCTATAATCCTAATGAATGTAGTAATAGCTAAAAGTTATATAGGAATAGTTGTAATAGGGGTTGCTGAGACATTAGGAACATTTTTAGCTACAGGATTATTTAATAAGTTTAAGAAAGATGAGGAATGGACATTCTTCGTGGCACCTAAGACTAGAGGGGATAGTAAGATAATAGCTGATACATTAAGAGATAATGGAATACCAACTTATACAATTGAAGGATATTACAACAAAAGTTCTGTATTGAGTTGTGTGGTATCTGCTAAGACAAAAGAAGAAAGTAAGATCGTAAATCAAGTATGCAAGGATAAAGCTAGATGTAAAAGGATATAAATTAAGACTTTTCTCGTGAATTTTAGGGAGGAAAACTATTATTTACAAAAATATAGGGTTTTTTAAACTAATAAATTGGAGTTTTTATAGCTAGTAAAATTAAATTAAAATAGGAGATGATAAATATTAAGATTAAAAAGGATATGGAAATAATAAAAAAATACATTCAAAAAGTATGTAATCGGGAAGAAAATGATAAATTTATTGTTCTAGATCACAAGATTATATGTTGTGATAATAGTAAATATGAAGGTCGATTTTTTTATCCCAAAATCATAATATTTAAAAACGATATTACATACGAAAAGGACAAAAGAAGAAAAATGACTACGTGCTATATGATAAATGATAAAGAAGAAACAATATCTTTTACAGATTGGATAAACCAAGAATATGGAGGCGTCAGAATAAGTTATACAATTGGGGAAAAGGATTTGCAATTTGATTGTTTAACTTTTGATAATTATGATATTTACAGATACTACTAAACATAAAAGTCTGTTTTGACAAAAATAGTGTTGTTTATAAAGAATATATATTGGTTAAGAAGCAATATGTTGCGTATGGAATAAAATTCTAGTACAATATATAGTAGAGAGTAGATAAAACTAGAAAGCAGGTAAAATATATGTATGAAATAATTAACATAGAACGATTAGCAAGTATGGTAAATAAGTATGATATGTCCATTGTGATAACAAATAGTATGAGCTTAGAGAGTTTAAAACATATTATCGAAACCGAATTAATTCCTAAAGCACATCAGCAATTACACTTTGATGAATTATATTTAGGATTCTTTGAGGATGAAAACTTAATAGGACTAGGAACAACTTTAGGTTATGCAATATGTTCACCAACAGGAGACTTTTCAGGTAAATATAAACTGGATCAAGATTTGTCTAATATGAAAATAGGTTACTCTAATTTAGAAAATTTTGAGGATAAATGGAATAATAGACTAACTCGTAAAGAAGTTATTATATTTAAAGATATTAGAAGTGGTTTTACAAATGAAGATACTAGTGGAGATATAGATGCAGAGAACGAAGTAATCAGAAAAGTAGCTCATAAACATAATGTGTCGTTTGATGAAGCAAATGCAGTTATATTTAAACACGCTAAACATTTTGGCTATTAAAATAATAATATAAAGTTAATCTACTCTCTCTACATAAAAACTTGATTTTATAATAAATAAAAATAAATTAAATTATTTTCAAATAAGTATTGACAAGTAAAAACAAGCATGGTAATATATACTTGTAGTAAGGAAGAAGTACAGAAAAACAACAAGTAAAAATATATTACATAAGGAAAATGGCAAGGTAACTGCCAAGCTTTAGCTTGTGCAGAGGAATTGCCGAATATAAGGAAGTGACTAATGAAACACTATAGAGAAAATAATAAATATTATTCTTCATCGCATTTAGTTTATAGGTGCTGTTATCATGTGGTATTCTGTCTAAAGTATAGACGTAAAATATTAGTTAATCAAGTTAGTAAAAGGTTAAAAGAAATATGTTATGAAATTGCAAAAATACATGATTTTTTAATTGAAGAAATTGAAACTGATAAAGATCATGTCCATATGATTATAAATTGCAATCTAAGATATGGAGTAATGAAATGCGTGCAATTAATTAAAGGGATTAGTGGTTATAAATTATTTGAATGAATTTCCTTTTATAAAGAAGAGATATTTATGGGGAGGAAAGTTTTGGAGTAGGTCCACTTTTGTAGCAACTGTAGGTAGTGTAAGTTTAGATGTTGTTAAAAGATATATTGAAAACCAAGGAAAATAAATTAAAAAATAATTGAATAATTGTGATAAATATGATAATATATGTATATGATATAAATTCATTGAAAAAGAGGTGAATACTGTGACTAAATCAAAAACACCAAGTTATGTTTTAACTTTGAGATTAGGGACTACTACATCTGATATAAGTGCATTAAATACATACTTTGAACTATCAAGAAAGTTATATAATGCTTTATTAGGCGAAGGATTAAAAAGATTTAGATTAATGAGAGAATCTAAAATGTATCAACAAGCAAGAAAAGAAACTAAGAAGATGAATAAGAATAAACTATTCAAAGAAGCACAATTAAAATATAAGTTTAGTAATTTTGATTTAAACAAATATTCCACCTCATTAAGGGTAAATGAATTTAAAAATATAGATGCTAATACAGTACAAGCATTATCGGCAAGAGCGATTAAATCTATTGATAGAATGAGGTTTGGTGAAGCTAAAAGAGTTAATTTTATTAAATATAATGAAATGTATTCTATAGAAGGACTTAATAATAGACAAGGAATAAGATATAGAGATGGATTTATATACTTTAGTAAATTAAAATTACCTGTAATTATAAGAAAAAATGATACTTATGCACAAAAATGTATTCAAGATAGAGTTAAGTTTTGTAGAATAATCAAAAAACACAAAGGTAATTCAATTAGATATTATGTTCAATTAATATTAGAAGGAATACCACCTATAAAACATACATTAGGAGCAGGTGAGGTAGGTTTGGATATAGGTACTCAAACTATAGCCATATGTTCCGATAAAGATGTTAAATTATTAGAATTAGCAGAGGATATTCAAAATATAGAAAAGCATAAAAGTTTATTAAATAAGAAATTAGATAGACAGAGACGTGCTAATAATCCTAATAAATATAATGAAGATGGTACTTTTAAAAAGGGAAATAGAGATAGATGGATTAATAGTAATAATTATTTAAAAACTAAAGCAAAGTTAAGAGATATGCAAAGTAGATTAGCCAGTATAAGAAAACAAAAACATGAAAAAATGGCTAATTATATATTATCATTAGGTAGTATCATTAAAGTAGAAATTATGAATTATAAGGGGTTACAAGCTAGAACGAAAGAAACTACCATAAATGAGAAAACAGGTAGATTTAATAAAAAGAAAAGATTCGGTAAGTCTTTAGCAAATAAAGCACCTAGTATGTTACTTGATATAATTAATAGGAAACTCAAATATCATAATTTAGGGTTGTTTAAAATAGATACTTATAAAATAAAGGCAAGTCAATATAATCCCTTTACAAATGAATATATTAAAAAATCTTTGAGTGAAAGATGGAATGTGTTTAAAATAAATGAGCAAGAAATTCAGATACAAAGAGATTTAATGAGTGCTTTAATTATTAAAAATGTTATTATAGATGAAAAACTTAATTTAGATAAAGTAAATAAAGATAAATTATTAGATGAATTTGATAGTTTTAAAAAATTGCATGATATAGAAATAATAAGATTAAAAAATTGTAAAAATAGATTATTAAGTAGTATGGGAATATAGATATAAAATAAGGTATTAGAATCGTGCCTTTGTCGTTAATTAGTTGGTTGCAACTATTGGCAAGAAAGTCTATAGATAATCAATTTAATAGTTTAAATGTTGTAGCTTAATTTTGTAATTAAGTGAGAGTTAAAAAGAGAATTGATAGAAGTAGAACCTGCCAAGCTTTAGCTTGTGCAGAGTATTCAGGATGGATGCAAGAGCGGAATAGAAAAATCAAGATATACGCAAACAGAACATCCATTAATAGTTGCAGATTACATATATAATAATGAAAATATTAATAAATTAGTAAGTCCAGAAATTTTAACTGAAATTGTTAAAGCAATAAGAAGCCATATGGGTGAATGGAATAAGGATTATAGAACTAAAAGAGAAGTATTACCAACGCCTAAAACTAGAATAGAACGTTTTGTTCATATGTGTGATTATTTAGCTAGTAGAAAGAGTATAAATATAGAGTTTTAAAGGATTATTAGCAAGTGTGGGTTAAATATAAACTGGCACTTGCCCAATATAAAATATTTAAAGTGTTAAATATAAAAATAAATTAAAACATATACAGAAAGAAGTGATTGATTGAAATTTAAAAAAGGATGTAAGAAACCAATCAAAAGAGTAAGACCACCATGTTATAATAAAAGGTTAGATGTTGAGACCATCTAACCCATGTAACGCAGTCATAGAGTTTGATAAACAAAGACATTATGGTGGTTACATATAAAGCTTAAAGTAATTCCACCTAATTGTCAAATGATTAAAAATTAGAAATAAATATAAATATAAAATAGTCCAATGAGACTTAAAAATTAGGAGGAGTTTTGATATGGCAAAGAATAATGAGAGAGTACAAGTAAAAAAAGGAACAGCAAAATTTAATTTAGTAGGAATGGCTTCAGTAAATGATTACACTTTTAAAATAGATGTTCCGAGCCAAAAATCAGATTGGATATATAACCAAATGAATTTATCAGTTGATTGTGGTGAGGATGGCAAAATATATGCTGATATGATGGGGGGTTATGGATCAGAAAGACAAAATTTTGTATATGTACATGGAAAAAAAGAAGATGGACAAGATGATTTTAAAAATTTCTTCACTTTAGATTGGGACGATAGAAATGACGAGACTATATTAGAATCTGTTGGTGATATGTGTTTTATAACTGTAGGTTTAGAAAAGGATGTTAACAATAAAACAGTTTATAAGAAGTTTGTTTCCCAATATGATGCTGTACAATACATAAATGACAATTTAAAAGATGGTATGGCTGTTAATGTAAAAGGGAATCTTACATATTCAATGTATAATGAAAAAGTACAAGTTAAGAAGGATATAACTAGCATATGTTTATCAGAAGCAACAGAAGATAAATTTAAAGCTACCTTTACTCAAACGTTATTATTAGATGTTGATAGCGTAGGTAAAGTAGATAAACAAACATTAACAATACCTGTTTATGCAAGAGTAGTTGATTATGTAAAAGAATATGATGGACAATTGGTTAAAACGGTGTTACCACTTGCTAAAACATTCGATATAAAAGTTAGTAAAGAAACTGTTGACAATACTAAAAAAATGCTAAAACATTTTAAAGCTAAAAAAGGCACTATTACTACATTAACCGTAGACGGTAAATTCTCAAGAGGAGAAATTAGCACAGTAACCACATCTGAAGACGACATACCAGACGATATTAAAGACCTAATAGAATTAGGATTTATAGAAAAAGAAGATGTGTTAAATAAAATGGCTTTAGCAAATGGAGGAGGAAACAGACCTGAACAAATGGTTATTACAAATCCTCATATTAAATTTACAGGAGAGGATACAAAAATGCCTATGATAGATAAATTGACTGAAGCTTATAGTGAAGACGATTTGAATATTGCTTTAATAATAGAGGATAAATTAAAAGGAAGTAAAGATAAAGAAAATAAGGAAAATATAGAAGTTGCAAATAAATCTGAGGAAAAAACAGAAAACCAAACAAATGATGTGATAGAAGAATTAGAAGATAACGAAGATGATTGGTTAAACGATCTATAAGATTATAAAAAATAGATACATAATTAATTACATATATAGAGGATTATATTTTATTTAATCCTCTATCATAAAAATAAATTAAAAAAGGAGAATGTTGCATATGTATGAATGAAATCTGGAAAGAAATAGATGAGTTTAGAAATATATATTATATTAGTAATTTAGGAAGGGTATTGAGTTTTAAAAAGATTAAAAATGGTAAAGTGATGCAAGGAACTATAGATAAAGACGGTTATACACAAGTGGGATTAACTAATAAAAAGGGTAAAAAATTTAAAAAGAAGATACATAGATTAGTGGCAGAGGTGTTTATACCTAATCCAAATAATTTACCTCAAGTAAACCATATAGATGGCAACAAATTAAACAATAATATAAACAACCTAGAGTGGTGTACTAATTATGAGAATACGATTCATGCACATAAAACTGGTCTATGTAACAATCACTATAAAAAGGTAGCTCAATATAATTTAAATGGACAATTTATAAAATCATATAAAACATTAAGAGAGGCATCTTTATCATTAGGTAAGAAAAAGAATGACGGAGCAATATCAATGTGTTGTCACCATAAAATAAAAACAGCTTATGGATTTGTATGGAAGTTCGTTGATTAATAAAATTAAAAATAAATTAATAATTTAAATTTTAAGGAGGAATATTAATATGGCATTTAGAGAACCAAGAGAAAATAAAATAGGTGGGAAATTCTTAGTAGAAGGACTTACTCATGAAGGAAAATCATGGTTTGGTCTTACTTTCCCTAAAATCGGGGCTATTGATAGCGAAGCAGGTTTAGCATTTGAAGAAGGCAGAGATATTGAAATAGGTGGTAAAAAATATAATAACTTAAAATTCGTTGATACTACTAGTGATTTAGATACTTTAGAAGAAGATTTAGATGCTATCATGGATGGAGAAGTGGAAATAGAAACATTATTAATAGATTCAGAAACTAAATTTTATAATACAATTGACATTGGAGCAACAGAAGTTGAAGAAAGAAAGGCTAGAGCAAATGGAAAAAATGTAGATGCTAGAAGCAAATGGGGAAGAGTAAAAAATATAGTTATGAAATTACAACAGGCAAAAATAACATTATCTGCACAAGGCAAACATATTGTATCAACTGCACAGGCTAAAGAGATTACAGATGATAAAACTCAAAAAGTAATAGGATATAAACCTGATGTTCATAAATCTTTACCTTTTGATTATGATGTTATTTTAAGATTCTTTGCTGAAACTGATAAAAAAACAAATGAAAGAAAGTTTTATGCGGAAGTTTTAAAAGATAGAACTCATGTAACTAAGGTAGGAGATATTATTGAAAATTGTACATATGATACTTGGAAGTCTTATTTTGATAAAAGAAATCAGACGGGTTCTAAATTAGAAACAAACTTTTCAAAAGACCTTGATAATTCTATATCGGGAGTTCTAAATAGAGCAGAGCAATCAGAACAACTAGCTAAAGAATTTAGAAAACTTGTAACATCAGAAGAATTAAAAGGGGAAAGTGAGAAACAACAATTAATTAAAAACAAATTAAAAGAATTAAAAATAGAAGTTAAGAACATAGAGCTTACAGATTCAAAGATTTTACAAGAATTAATATCTTATATTAAAACTTTAATATAAGACTAAATAGGGAAGAAGAATTCTTCCCTATGATTTTAATATGAAAGGGAGAATTAGAATGGATAAAAAGATTGAACATCAAAAGTTTCTTCAATTGTGTGAATATGTCCATACGGAAATATTAGAATACAGTAAAGATATTAAATTCCCAAAACATTTGGCTTTAAGATTAAGAGGGTTACATAAAGGACAGTTCATAGCCAAAAATAACGCCAAACCATTAGCTAATTATGATTATGAAGCTATATTATTAACATTCAAAATGTGTAAATTCGATATCCTGTCTAAGATTAGACAGAAAGACAATTTTAAAGATGAAAAACATAGGATTAATTATATGATGGTTATTATTGAAGATAAAATTAATGATGTTGTATTAAAAATAGAAAAGAATAAAAAGGCTAAACGGAAATCAGAATTAATAGAAATACATGATAACAAAGGTGCTGAGTATCAAATAAAAACTAAGGAGATTAAAAGTAGTGTAATTAATAATCTGTGGTAAAGGAGACTTTTAATGAGCAAAGATACTAATATAGAAAATAAATTGAAGGATGATGAAATTAAAGCGTTATTACAAATTAAAGAATTTAAAAAGAATTGCGAAGCAAATATAGTATCTATATTATGGAAGCAACCTGATTTATATTATACATATGATTCTTTGGCATTAGAATCCTTTACACATAATGAATGGAGAGTATTTTGGCAAATAGGATATGACATAGTTATAAAAGAAAACAAGCCTAATTTAGACGAAGTTACTATAGGTATGTATTTAGAAAAGCATCATAGTCTTAGAGAAAAATATGAGGAATATGGTGGTTTTGAAAAGATTCAGTTAGCAACAGAATATATTAAAGTGGAGAATATCAATGGCTATATATCTGAATTAAATAAATGGAATACTGTAATAATGTTAGCTAAAGCAAAATTTCCAATGGCAAATAGGTTAAAAGAATTCATAGATTTAAGTGCCGAAGATATATATGACGAGTATGAAGCACTATTAAATCATATATTTATTAATGTTGAAGGCGACGATTGTACATATGATATAGCGGATGGCATAGATGAACTTATAGACGAGTTAGATCAAGGTTTAGCAGTAGGATTACCTTTATATAATTCAGATATACTAAATAAGGAAATAGGTGGTAATCTCGTAGGTAATATAACTTTATGTGGAGGATTATCAGGAGTTGGTAAAACAACATTTTCAAGAAATGTACTATTACCCTCTATCATAGAACATGATGAAAAATTAGTTATTATGATTAATGAAGAAGGTAAGAAAAAGTGGCAAAGAGAGTTGTTAATATGGGTTGCTAACAATGTTTACAAAACAGATGTTCAAAAGTATAAATTAAGAAATGGTAAATACTCATCTGAATTCAAAACTTTTCTAAAAGAGAAGTGTGCCAAATGGATAAAGGATCATAGAAAAAATATACTATTAAAACCATTTAGTAAATATACAACTAGCAAAGCTATTAAATGTATTAAAAAATATGCACATATGGGTGTTAGATATTTCATGCTTGATACATTTAAAGCCGATGCAAACGGAAATATAAGCGATACTATGTGGTTAGGTATGCAACAGGCTATGGTAAATATATATGACACTATAAAAGAAGAATCATTAAATGTACATATATGGATTACATTTCAGCTATCTAAAAGCAGTTCAAAACAAAGATATTATACTATGGATAACATAGGTATGGCTAAAAATATGATAGACGTTGCTTCAACTTGCTTAATGATTAGAAATTTATTTGATGATGAATATGATGGAGAAAAACATAAATTAAATGTATATAAATTAGCAGGTAAAAATGGTAAAACTAAAATTCCTGTTAAGCTAGATAAAAGTAAACATTATCAGATTATATTTATAATCAAAAATAGGGAAGGTAGCTCAAATGACTATCAAATAGTAGTAGAACATGATTTATCACGAAATACATATAATGAAGTAGGTATAACAGTAGTTCCTACAGATTGGTAGGTGAGTATATGAATGTTGGCATACGAATTAAAGAAACACATAATCGAAAAGGATGAAACCATTGAGATTTTAGAATCTATTGGGTGTCATGGCATTAAAATATATCCAAAAGAATATAGATGTGGTTTACCTGAACATAGAAACACTACTTCGGTAGCTATTAAAAAAGATACTTTAAAAGTAAAAATATTTAGGAATGAAAAAATTATAAGAGGAGACATCTTTACTTTGGTTATGGAAGTAAAAACATATGAATTCTCACAAGCAGTCAAGTATTTACATGAAATATTAGGACTAAAATATACTTTCAATATTAAAGATATTGATAAAGAACAAAAGAAAGATATTTTAGATGTATTCAAAAAAGCAACACAAAAGAAACATTTAAATAATGATATAGATGAATTAAAAATTTATAATGAAGATATTTGTAGAGAAATAATTCAAATACCATACATAGGTTGGATTAGAGAGGGCATAATGCCTTTTACACAAGAAAGATTTAATATTGGCTATAGTAGAGAAAAAAATAGAATAGCAATACCTCATCGTTTTTGGTGCGGTAGAGAAAATGAGTATGTGGGAGTTATGGGAAGAACCTTAGTAAAAAACTATGATTTATTGGATATTCCAAAATACTTTCCGTTAAAAGCGTTTCCTAAAAGTATGAATTTGTATGGATTACAAGAAAATTATAAATATATACAAAAGGCAAATAAGATAATTGTATTTGAGGCAGAAAAGTCGGTGTTAAAAGCACATTCTTTCTTATGTAGATTAGGCGTTGCATTAGGAGGACATGAATTATGTCCTGAACAAATTAGAATATTACTAGGCTTAGATGTAGAGATTATATTTGCTATGGATAACGATATGAATGAACAGTTGTCTATAGATATGTGTAATCAAGTTAAATCATTTAGAAGAACCAGTTATATATATGATAAATGGGGTTTATTAGGTGAAAAAGATAGCCCTGTTGATAAAGGGATGAAAGTATTTAAAGCTTTATATAATAATAGAATTAAAATAGTATAGGGGGAGTTACATGAGAAAGACTAAAGAACAATTAAATCAAATAAAAGAAAAGTATAGAGTCGATGAATTATGGTCATGGTCAAAATATCATTCGTACAAAACTGATCCGTATGGGTGGTATTTAAAATACCTTAAGCATGAAAAAGAAACAAAGCAAAGTATTTATGGTGTTGAAGGAGGGGCTTGCCATGATATTATAGAGCAATTTTATTTAGGTAAGATTAAATACGAACAAATGATTGAAGAATATGAGAATAAGCTATTTGAAATTAATTTATCAGGATTAAAATATAATCGTAAAGATGAAAAGGCAAATGAAAAAATAGCTAATAAATATGAAGAATGTGTAAGACTATTTTATCAAGAACATACACCTATAAAACAAAAAGCAATAACAGAACAGTTTATACTAATTAAAGTAGGAGAACATATATTTCAAGGATATATAGATTTTATACATAAAGACGAAGATAATAATTATATAATTACGGATTGGAAAACATCAACCATATATCAAGGAAAAAGAATTGATAAAGAAAAAGGACAATTGGTGTTGTATGCAGAGGGATTAATTCAAAAAGGGGTTCCGATAGATAAAATTAAAATTAGATGGGATTTTCTCAAATATTCCAAACTTACATATACTTTAGCAGGAATTGATAAGAAAACAAAACAACATAAAACATCTACCAAAAATGTATTAAGAAATGAATGGGTTAAATCTATAGAAAGTAATTTAAAAATGTGGTTAAAAAAATCAAAGCAATATGATGAATTAGAAATAGAAGATATGGTAGCTACAGCAATTGAAAATAATAATTTAGATGATATACCTGAAGATATACAACGAAAATATAAACGAGAGGATTGCTATGTATACATACCTCTAACAAAAGATTCAATAGATGAATTAAAAGAAGATATAATAGATACTATTAATGAAATTCAATTAAATAAAAGAGCTTATGATTGTACGGAAGATGATAGAATATGGTGGACAACTATAGATAAGTCTAATGAATTTTATTTTGCTAATTTATGTGGATATAGTGCAAAACAGCATAAACCATATAAAGAATATTTAGATGATTTAAATTTGTTTGTTAAGAATAGAGAAAATAATGAAGAAGAAACAGATGATAGTTGGCTAAATGATTTAGATTAAATATAAAAAATAAAATTAAAATAGGGAGGGATTAAATGAGATACAATAATTATCATAAGCATACGCATTATAGTAATTTAAGAACGATAGATGTAATAACAAAACCAATTGATTATATTGAAAGAGCCAAAGAATTAGGTCATAATACATATTTTACAACTGAACACGGATGGGGAGGAAATGTATTAGAAGCATATACTCTATGTAAAGAAAATGATTTAAAGATGATATTTGGAGTTGAAGCGTACTATGTTGACAATAGATTGGAAAAAGATCGAAGTAATAACCACATTATTTTGATAGCATTAAATAGAGAAGGGTTTAAAGACATTAATAGAATTATATCAGAAGCAAATTTAAGTGGATATTATTATAAGCCAAGAATAGATAAAGAATTGATATTATCTCTTAATCCTAAGAATGTTATTATAACAACAGCTTGTATAGCAGGAAGATTATTTAAAACTAAGGATTATGAAGAAGAATTTGTTATACCTTTATTAAATCATTTTAAAAATCATTTTTATTTAGAAGTTCAATCTCATCAGCAACAATCAGAGTATAATAAACAAATACTAGAATTAAAACTTAAATATGATTTATCTCTAATACATGCTAATGATAGTCATTATATACATAGCAAAGACTCTAAATATAGAGATATGTTCTTAAAAGCCAAAGGTATATTCTATGAGGATGAAGGAAGCTTTATATTGGATTATCCTGATTATGACGAAATAGTAGAACGATATGAAAAGCAGGGTGTATTAAACAAAGAACAAATCCAAGAATCTTTAAATAATACTTTGATATTTGATAAATGTGAAGATTTAGAGTTCGATAAAGAAATTAAAATACCTAAAGTTCATAAAGATAAAGATAGCAATAAATTATTAAAAACAATTATATCAAATGAGTGGAAAAAGGAACGCAGTAATATATGTAGAGATAAATGGAATGAATATAAAAAAGCGATTAAAGAAGAGGTAGATATAGTAGAAAAAACTAATATGGAAGATTACTTCATACTGGATTATGAAATAGTAAAAAAGGCAGTTAATGAGTATAAGGCAGTTTTAACAAGGACTGGTCGTGGGTCTGCTCCATCATTCTATATAAATAAGTTATTAGGATTTACAAATATAGATAGGGTTTCCGCACCTATAACATTGTATCCTACTAGATTTATGTCTACTACAAGAATATTGCAAACTAGAAGCTTACCTGATATAGATTTGAATTGGTCTAATATTGACCCTGTAATAAAAGCCAGTAAAGATATTTTAGGAGAAGATGGTGTATACTTTATGATAGCATACAAACCACTTCAAAATTCTTCAGCTTTTAGATTATGGTGCAAATCAAAAGGGTTTAATATAAATGAATATAATGAAATTGCCAAAAACTTAGATGACTACTTAGAAGATGAAAAATGGGGTGAAATTATAGAAGAAAGCAAGATATTCAGAGGTGTAATCGAAAGTGTAGCTCCGTCTCCTTGTAGTTTTTTGTTATTAGATAAACCTATATCAGAAGAAATTGGATTAATAAAAGTTGGAAATCAAATATGTTGTTGTTTGGATGGTTACAATTGTGACCAATATAAATATTTAAAAAATGATTATTTAACTGTTAGTGTATGGAGTATCATTTCAAAAGTATATGAAATGATAAATGAACCAATAGACACTATACAACAATTAGAAAACAAAGTAGATGATAAAGTTTGGAATTTATATAAATTGGGTTTAACTGCTACTTTAAATCAAGCAGACAGTAACTATGCAACTCCTTTAATTAAAAAGTATTCTCCAAAATCTATAGCCGAGATTAGTGCTTGGGTAGCTAGTATTAGACCTGGCTTTGCTAGTTTAATGAGTAATTTTCTTGAAAGAAAACCTTATACAACGGGTGTAAAAGAATTAGACAATTTATTACAAGACAGTTATCATTATATGATGTATCAAGAATCTATAATGAAGTACCTAGTATGGTTAGGCATAGCCGAAGATGAAACATATGGAATTATAAAAAAGATAGCGAAAAAGAAATTTAAAGAAAAAGAATTAGAGGTTTTAAAAGAAAAATTATTAAAAGGATGGATTAAAAATGTAGGAACGGAAGAAGGATTCGAAAACACATGGCAAGTAGTTAATGATGCTTCTAAATATTCCTTTAATGCATCTCATTCTCTTTCTGTTGGTATAGATAGTTTATACGGAGCTTATTTAAAGGCAAATCATCCTTTAGAATATTATACAGTTGTATTAAATATGTATGAGGGAGATACTGAAGAAACAAGTAAAATTGTTGATGAATTAAGTTATTTTAATATAAAGATATTGCCACCTAAATTTAGACATTCTAAATCCGAATATATGTGTGATAAAGAACAAAATTCTATATATAAAGGTTTGTCTTCAATCAAATATATATCTAAACAAGTCGCAGATGAGTTATTTGAATTAAGAAATGAAAAGTATAATGATTTTATAGAAGTGTTGTATGATTTAAATACGAAAACATCTATCAATTCAAGACAATTAGATATATTAATTAAATTAAATTATTTTTCTGAATTTGGAAAATCTAAAAGGCTATTAAAAATAACAGGGTTGGCAGATAGTCTTTTGAATAAAAAACAAATTAAAAAAGAAAAACTAAATGAGTTAAGTTTAACTGAAGATGTAGTGCGAAAATATGCACAAAAAGAAACAGAAAAACTATTCAAAGATATTGATATGAATAGTTTAATAAAAGAAATTATGCAAGGAATTAAGAATCAAAGTATATCAATTAAGGATCAGTTACAAGCAGAAATAGAGTATTTAGGATATCCTAAAACAATAATACCCAAAGCAAGTAATAATTTTTTCTATGTTATAGAATTAAAAATATTTAAAAACAAAAGAAGTATTACATATTACCCTGTATTATATAGTGTTAAAAACGGAAACATTATTCAAAAGAAATTAAAAGATTTTAGACTATTTGCAGAAAACCCATTTAAGGAAGGGTGTATAGTTCAAGTTATTCAAGAAAGTAAAGAACCTAAAAGAAAAATGGTAAACGGACATTGGACAAAATCAGAAACGGAATTTAATGAGATTATAGAAGCTTGGGAGGCGTATTAATGGCAGAAGTTATTGAAAAGTTTAGAGGGAAAGTAGAAAGATGTTTATACTCAAAAGATGATTATAAAATTTATAAAATACAGATTAACAAAAATAAATATTCTAATATTAAAGTTAATGACAATAATGAGTATATTATATCAGGAGATGTACATAATTTAGTTCCTAATGTTGAATATGAAATTATAGGTCAAGAAATACATAATAAATACGGTTATCAATATAAGATTTTAAATGTTCATAGAGATAAGCCTACAGATGTAGAAAGTTCACGTAAATTTTTAAAAGAAGTTATAACGGAAAAACAAGCAGAAACATTATTGTCTGTATATCCTGATATAGTTGATAAGGTAATACAAAATGATTTAGGTGATATAGATTTAAACTTGACATCTGGAATTAAAGAAAAGACATTTGATAAAATTAAAAACTCTATAATTAATAATTTTTGTCTAATAGATTTAGTCGATAAATTCGATGGAAACATTTCTTTTTCTATAGTAAAGAAATTATATGATAAATATACATCTTCTGAAATTACATTACAAAAAATGAGACAAGATCCTTATTCTTGTCTCTGTTCTTTAGGAAGGGTAGGTTTTAAAATTGCCGATAAGACACTTTTATTAATACAACAACAATCAAAAGTCAAGAAGCAAAAAGGAGAATATGTTAAATTCAACTTTGATTATGATTTAATTACATCAAAACAAAGAATGAAAGCTTGTATAACGTATATACTCGAAGAAAACGAACATAACGGTAATACAAGAATAGATATAAAAGAAGTAAGAAAACAATGTAATAAATTAACTCATGAATGTATTAATTATTTTGTAGATGTTATAAAGGAAAGTAAAGAAATACATACAGATAAAGCTAGTAAAACTTTATCTATGACTAAAGCATATCAATCTGAAAAATATATAGCAGAAACTATATTGAGTATGCTCAATAATGATAAAATGGTTTGGAATATAAATACTGAATTATATAGAGAAGATAAAGGAATAGAATTAACGGATGAACAAATAGGAGCGTTAGATTATTTATGTAAGTATAATGTAAGTATATTAACAGCTCCAGCAGGTAGCGGTAAGTCGCAAAGTGTTAAAATGATGGTAAATATGCTTGAAGATAATAACAAAAGTTATTTATTAATGACTCCAACAGGTAAGGCAGGAGATGTATTAAGCGAATATACTAATAGAAATGCAGGTACTATTCATAGGCAATTAAAATATAATCCTCAAAATGAAAATCCTTGGTTTTATAATGAAAAAAATAAATTAGACGTTGATACAGTTATTGTTGATGAATTTGGAATGGTAGATATTTATTTAATGAATCATTTATTAGATGGTATTGATATACACAAAACAAAATTGGTATTAGTTTTTGACAGTTATCAATTAAGTAGTGTTGGCTGTGGTAATGTGGCACATGATTTATTAATGAGCAAAGTAGTCCCTACTACAATTTTGACTAAGATATTTAGATACAATGAAGGTGGGTTAATGCAAATAGCCACCAAAATAAGAAATAGCGAAAAGTTCTTACCTTCTAATTTTAAAGGAGTTAAGATTTTTGGTAGTGAAAAGGATTATATTTACATAGAAAAGCCACAAACAAAAATGATAGATGAGATTATAAAAATATATTCTAAACTATTAAAAGATGGATATAAGTTTGAAGATGTAATGGTGTTATCAGCGTATAATAAAGGTGACTACGGAACAAGGGAGATTAATAAAAATATTCAAAAATTAGTACAAAATAACACAGAAAATCAATACTTACAAAGAGGAGATACTAACTTTTATAAGGGAGATAAAGTAATTCAAATAACGAATAATTATCAAGCTATGACAATTGAAGGCGGAGAAGTAGAAATATACAATGGCAATACAGGAGTTGTAATAGAAGTTAATTTTAATGAGATGGTAGTACAATTCAAACATCATAATATCATTTACGCTAAAGACGACCTAGAACAACTAGAATTAGGTTATTGTGTATCTACACATAAATCGCAAGGAGATAATGCTAAAAATATTATATTAATAACTCCAAGATCTCACACATATATGCTGAACTCTAATTTATTATATGTAGGGGTAACTCGTGGTAAGAAAAGAGTGTATCATATAGGAAATATAGCAACTATCAATATGATTATTAAAAAGAAAGAGAATTGGGAACGAAATACCTTTCTTAAAGATTTATTAATAAAGGTTAATTAAAATTTTTTAAATAAAGTATTGACAATTGAAAATGAATATACTATAATAATACTTGTAAGGTAAATATATGTAA